TACCCATCAGGTTGTGCATGGTCTGGCTCAACTCTTTAGGTATGTGTTTTGTAGGAACTGGTATCATGTCCCCACCGAGCAACTCCGAGAATGTGTCAAAAGCGACAGGCTCAAACCGCTCACCTAAGCCAAAAAAGCCTACGTCTGATGGTGGGTTGGTCTTGAAGTTATGTGTGTCAGGAACTCTTAACACGCGTGCGGCATCAGATGTGACTGCGGGGTCAGCTAAAAAGTTCTGCTTTGCACACAATCGCTTGAGTCTTTCTGCTACAGGAAACCAATCGTCATAGCAGATCGGCTCGTCTAAGAACCAATACACGTGCACACCACGACCCGAGTTAACCATCGTCGGGTTTGGTAGTGAGTTAGTCGTACAAAACTTACGTAACTCTTTTATCGCATCCTCTTGGGACGCGAACTCTTTTGTAGGTCCACAGTCAAGGTCAAGGAAGAAGGACTTCAGGTGTTTGACGTTATCAACTTTACGTGAGTTGGCCTCACTGAACGTCGCTAGCCCGTAGTAGACATCGTATCCTTGCTGATCAAACTGCGTTGCGGCATACGCAACCTCGTCAATCGAACTATAAAATTTTTGTGTTTTTCGTTCGTCTGCCGATTTCGCCGCAAATACGCAATAGTATCCCTCGCTACTTAGTACCCTCTCTAAAAATGTTGTTGTTTTCATGTATCCACCCGTTGCGTGAGGCGCTACGGCAGAGACGTTTGTCCCCCGCCCTACCGTAGCGCGGTCCAATTACCTTAGTGACGAGTAAATTAATCGTCCCAGTTATCGATAATTGCACTGAGGTCTTCACTTTCTGCGGGTGCTGGAGCAGACTTCTTAACAACTTTAGTTGGCTCCTCGATAGCAGGTTCCTCGGCTGGTGCATCAAACCCATCAAGGTTTTCAGCTACCGGCGCAGGTTTACTAACCGCAAACGGATTCGACTCATTAACGTCAAAACCATCGACAGCATTAAACGGAGAAACACTTTGACGTTCTGCTAGTTTTATTACTTGCACACCTCGCAGTCTCAAAGATACCCCTGCGCCCATCGATGCGCTATAGGGAACACCAACAACAGCGATATTTACTACACTATCACTTGTTAGCTGGAAGTCGTCGGGTAGCTTCTGTGTCTTGGCATCGTACTGTGCTGGCTTGATTGTCTTCTCGCCGTTGTACGCACCCTTGAGGTTAGCCTTGTAAGTAAACATGCCGTCATCCGTTTTCTTAAACGGATTCTTTATGTCAGGCCAGTTAGACTTTTTACGCTCGTTGTAAAGCCCTTTCATGTAGCCATACAACGCACGCGCCGTGTCTTCATCGACCTTGAACTGTAGAGTGTACTCCGCACCATCATCCAGTGCGTCACAAGGAACTGACCGGTTCTCGGTAGTATCAAACCGATACGTGCGGTCTATCTTAGGGTAAATAGCAATTGCATTGCTGATAACGTGTTGTTCAGTTGACATGGTTAGTCTCCTTAGGTTGCATTCGCAGATGAGTAAACAAAACCGTCTACCTCTGCAAAGAGTTGCCCTTTACGGGGCGGGTTAAATGAAATCGCTTCGTTAGCCTCGTCGCTAGTAGCAAGCGAGACCAAGAGATCAAGCTCCTCTTTTTCGAGGGGGCGGTGCGCTTGGAAAAACAGTTTCGGCACAGGGCTGTTTCGATCAAAAGCACAACGTGTTACCACAGAGATAACAGGAGTGCTGTGTGTCGATAGGTACTGTGCATAGGCTTGCATCGGCATTCTGCCATCTATGACCCGACCAAAGATCGAGGTAGCTGGTAGTTGCAGTTGGTACACCTTGTCGAACTGTCCATCTAATACGACCGCTAAACGCTGTGCAAACCGACACGCCCGTCCACCACCTTGACCAGACCCCTTTATGTTTTGGGGGCAGTCCATACACCGTGATGCTTGTCGATCTTCCATAGGAACATCGTGAGATGGTTGTGTTGTGTCTGCTGACCAGCATGTAGGTGGTGTTGGGTTGTTCGCGTCAAACGTATCGGCGTAGTAAGAACGAGATATCTTGGCGGCGTTTAGGATAACAAACTTAATCTTGTCGCCCTCCACCATAGATACCGGCTTACCACTTTCGATAATGCGAAACGTTCCTCCACTTAAACTAATGCGGTCCATACTTAGTTGCCTCAGAAGTCGTCATCAGCGGTGAAGCTATTGGCCCAGTGATCATCAGGTAGACCTGAATCTGCTTGGGCTTCGGCACCTTCCACTGATATCTCAACGGACTTAGGTTTACCGTCTTCCTTGTTTGCCAACGCTGTAGACACGTCTTCAACAGAGAAACGATAGGTGTTACCTACTTTGATGTAAGTGTTTTTTGGGATGTGCCCTTGACGCACCCATGCTCTGATTGTCGATACCGACACAGAGAAGTGCTTGGACAAATCTTCGATTGGTACAAACGGACCGTTCATGATTTCTTCCTTACTGAGATGGTGTATTCGGAATCCACATTGAGACCTTTCGGTACAATGTCGGGGTTCTCTTCAAGAAAGGTCTTCACGTTGGCTTGGTTTAGGCGCTTTTCCATAAACTCAGGAACCTCGTGCTCAAGCACAAACTTGTGCATCTGTTCCCAGTCGCTAGTCCAATACCTAGTCTTCACCGAACGGTAGAACAACCCTTCAGAAGTTTTGACGCTTTCGACGCCGTGCTCTTTACAGTAATCGAGTAGAGCGGTCTTCACCTTATCCATTTGCTGGGTAAGGCTAGCCTCTTTCTCTTTATACTCCGCAGATAGCTTGGCTTTCTCGTCACGGATTTTTATATAAACACGCGTTAGCTTTTCTGCTAACCCTACTGCTTCACTCATTTGAGCCTCCTACGCACACGACACAAGTGTCGGGATTTACACTCTACTTACGTGTAATGAGCTAGTCAAGCAGTTCTTTATATAAATCGATCATTTTTGTGTGTACGTCAATTCTACTATCTAGTAATGAGTAAACACGTTGTTCAACAGGGGATCCTTGTAACTGCACGACTGTGCATTTGTGGTCCTGTCCCGATCGATGCACGCGAGCGTTAGCCTGTGCGTAGGTCTCAAGTGAGCTGGTTGGTCCCCACCACACAACCGTGTTGGCGGCAGTTAACGTAACACCATGTGCCGCCGCTTGTGGCTGAATCACAAGTACGCGAGGGTCTTCGTTTTGTTGGAACCGTTTAAATATATCCGTACGTTTAGGTGCTGATACGTCACCACGTATTACTTCTGTGGCTATACCGTCTGCCCGTAGTTTGTCAGTCAGAATATCGATGGTGTGTTTAAACGGTACAAACACCAGCACCTTCTTGCTACTTTCGTCGATGACCTCTCGAAGCACTTTGTATCGGTGCTTGATATCAAACTCCAGTGCACCTCCATCGTCGGTGTAGACCGCACCAGAAGCTATTTGTAGGAGCTTGCTCATGTTAATTGCGGCGTTAGCGGCAGTAATTTCCTCGCCAGCGGCCTGTATCACAAGCCTCTGCTTAAGGTCTTTGTAGTATTTAGCTTGCTGTCTTGTCAGTTCGACCTCACGCTTGACGTACACCATTTCCGGCAAGTCGAGACACTCTTCCTTGGTGAATCGAATCGCTGGTTGTAGTGCTTCGTATACGATCTGCGTGGCGTTCTCTTTTGGTAACCACTTAAACTGCGTGATCTTGTGCATCACCATGTCTCGGAACGCGCTGAAGAACCGTGGTACGGCAGTCGGGTTAACAAGTTTAGCTAGGCCATACGCATCCAGAGGTGACTGTGCGGCAGGAGTACCCGTCATCAACCACAACCACGTCTTATCATCTAATAGTTTGAACAACGTCTTCCAACGTTTGGTCTGCGGGTTCTTATAGTGAGTCGCTTCATCGATGATGATGCAGTCGAACCCGCCGTTACGTATTTCGTCGAGGACAATCTCTACGCCGTCGTAGTTGATAATGACGTACTCAGAACCCTCGTTGATTATTTTCTTGCGCTTCTCTTTACTACCGTAGGCAACTGACACCGTGCGGTGCATCGCAAAACTAAACAAGTCATTACGCCATGCACTATCCATGATAGATAGCGGACATATTATAAGTACCCGTTGTATTTGCTTTTGCGTCATCAAGAAGTCTGACGCCCAGATAGCGGATGCTGTTTTGCCCGTGCCCTGTTCGTTAAAGCAGAACGAGCGCCGGTTCATAGTAAGAAAGGCCGCTGTTGTCTTTTGGTGTTCGTAAGGCTTGTACTGGCCGGGCCAGTCATAACGTCCTTGAATAGGTGATGGGACGTTAATGTTTAAGTTCTTGAGGGTGTGCGCTTCGTCCACCCCCCAGTTCACGACAACTTTGTTATCCGAAAGTTCTCGGCTTTTCTGTACTGTCGTCGTTACTTTGTTTGGATTTTTCAGGCGCAACAGAAGCGCCTTGTTGTCTAGTATCTGCACGTTGTTCTCCATTGACGTGACGCTCATTACGGCTTTTTATAATTTCTAATTGTCTGTTCGCTGATCTTGCAAGCAAAGGCAGATCTTCAATCTGAAACTCGTTCAGATAGTTCTCAAACTCTACTGCTAAGATAGCTGGCACTTCGTCTGGGTAAAAACCTCCTGTAAGAAGTGTCTTTGCCCTGTCCCATATAACTAGAGGGAATGCCATTACTTGTTTTTTTGTGGGCCACGGCTCAAACGCCCACCTCCTGCGCGATTCGTGCTTCGGCTTTGTACAGTTACGCCGTCCTTGTTAGACCCGCCACGTGACAGCGGCTTCTTGTGCGCTACGTCTTTACCTTCACGCTTGTCAGCCTTGCCGTTGTTGTTAGCATCTTTACCTGTCTTGTCCATCTTACGACGGGCACGTTGACGCTCCATACGATCTTCGTGCTCGCCCCGTGACTGCTGTAGGCGGTATTCCTTTTTGTAGTTACGTGACATCTAATTACTCCCGTTGTGTACACATACTGTTACTGGGCAGTGACGCTTGCATAATCCACTTGGTCGGGCATTCCACACGTTACGCTTCTCTGCCATTTGCATAATAGAATATATATTTGTCCACTTAGTCCAAAGCATACTCGCATCAGAATCGGCGTAGCTATCTTTTACTAAGTCATTACTCACAACGAATAATAACCCAGCACGTACGTATTTGATCTTGGGGTAGTGCGCGAACACCAGAAGGGCCATCAACTCTAACTGACCCTTGTCAGCGTACTTCGCACTCTTGCCCGTCTTGTAGTCGAT